GGGAAGTGAGGTCTAATGACCTTATAACACAATTTGTGTTATACGATTAACCGAAAGGCTGGATTGGTTTCAGTTCAGATTTCCTTTCATGAGCACGAAAGTGCCTCTTATGAACTCATGGTTATGAGTCAAACATAAGTGATTTTTATCCCAATGTTTCAAGAAAACATAGGAGTTTTTAGACCAGGTGGCTAACAACCACTTGATAGTTTTAAACTATGGTTTTGCAACCATAATAAAACTTCTAGTTGTTTTCAGAAAATCATACCAAATAACATTTACAATAACCATACGGTTAATGTCATTATTATTCGGAATCAAATCGTCTATAACCAAAAGATTTCTGTATAAAGTCTCAGAATTACGTGCCAAAAATGGTTTACCATTCTGTATAAAGTATATGAAGTCTGTTAGACTTCATATAACTAGATACATATGTGGTAATCCACTTTTAGTAAATAACTCTAGAGTTTCTTTAATAGCAGGTTTCCCTAAACATTTTCTGTTCCTTAAGGAGATTATAGATCTTAAAAATCCAATAAAATTAAGAGGAATCTTAACTTTATTGTATTTTACAAGATCTATTATTCCAACTAAGGAAGAAGATAAGAAAATTATCCCTGATTATAGTTCAATAACAAATAAGTACACTGGTAAAGATTACTCAATACCAATGTATTTTATCAGCTATTGATATACTAAAAATTTCGGAAATAACTTCTTACCTATTCCAAAGTTTGATAATTCCCTTCACTACATTAGTAGTAAAGGTTCTCCTTTCGGACCAGCAACAATTTCTGGACCATTTGCATTATTTTATATGATTGAGTTTGGACAGTCTATGCTAACTAATTTCTTAAAATTAGTTGGTGAGTCTGCTTACACTCAATTATTCGGTAACTACATCAAGGAATTGATGCAGGACCATAGATTAATGACACCTGGAAAAGTAATTGGAAGTCTTGGAAAAACAAGTATTGTGAAAGATCCTGAGTTGAAGCGCCGTGTAATTGCAATGCTTGATTACAATTCACAGTTACTTCTACGTCCTATTCATGATGATTTACTTAAGTTATTAAGTAAATTACCACAAGATAGAACATATACTCAAGATCCTCACAATAATTGAAAACCTCGTGGAAATAGATTTTGATCTTTAGATCTAACTGCAGCCACTGATCGTTTTCCTATTGATCTCCAGGAAAAGGTAATTTCTACTATTTACCAAAATAGAGAATTTGCCTCTGCCTGAAGAAATATCCTGATTGATCGGGACTTCTCTTATGAGGAAGGAAAATATGTTAAATATAGTGTTGGACAACCTATGGGAGCTTACAGCTCTTGGGCAACCTTCACTTTAACTCACCATCTAGTTGTTGCTTGGGCTGCTAAGCTTAGTGGCCTAGACAACTTTAACAATTATATAATTTTGGGTGATGATATTGTGATTAATCACGATAC